AATCCTACCAAAAAGGCATACCTGACTTTTTAGCAGATTCCATATTTTCTTTAATAAGGTCTGAAATTATTTGTCTATCGTCACGATCTAAATCATAAGCATCATTGATTTGAATACCGCCACGCATCCACCAAGAGATTCTTATCATCTCATTCTTAATTTCTTTGACCTCACCCTCTAGGACCCTAACCTCGTCTTGGATTTTTTCGAGGCTCCACGTTAAGATCCTTAGTCGAAAAAATTGCCTTGGTCGAACACAATAGGAACATTATAAGTTTTATCAGCACCAGCCGCAATTTCATCATCGTCAGCTTCTACTGAAAGAGGTTGTTGTTCAAATTGTTTTTTCTGAGATTCAATATGATCTTTAATTTGATTAAAAACCTTTGCATCAGTGTTTTCAATAAACTCTTTGATGTGAACTGGATTAACAACAGCTTCTTCTGAGCCATCAGGTTGAATTGCTACAACACTTTTAATAAGTGTTTGTACATTTAATTCAGTTAGTCTAGAAAAACTTGTTTGAAACTGTTTTAACTTTTCTTGATTTTGAATAGTATTATCATCAATGACAGCAAAAATCCTTTGCTCTTCAAACGCTTTGATCATTCCTTCTGTAATAGTTTTATAGTTTAGTGGTTGTATCTGAACTTTAAATCCATCAATTTGAAAAGTATGAACAAATTCTTTTGACATATAATTGTCAAAGAGTGTTTGTAAATTTAATTCGAAATCTTTAGTAATGTTTGTTTTTGGAACAGATGCAGTCATTGCCATTTTTTCACCATAACTTGCACGTCTAATTGCAATTAAGATTGTATCTATATCAATAGATGGTGTTTGCCACGCATCTTTGATATTTGGAATACAACTTTGAATAACATCAACTGTTGCTTGTCCGTTTAATAACGCATCGGGAGTTTTGAACGTAATCTCATCCTTTGCCGTCATTGCGTAAACTGGGTACTCACCGTTTTCCGTCTTTTCCAAAGACTTACCTGGCCAATATTCTCCACCGCTTGGCAACTTGATGTAGATCTTTGGTTGTCTAAGGTGCTTCGCTAATGGGTTACCTTGCGGTTGTGCCATAGGAATACCTTGCTGTCCCATTTGTGGTGGGAAGTTATTATCTACCATGTTTATATCTCCTGCTAAATAGTATTAACATATTTGTAAAAGTATTTATGGTATTTTATAAAGTGAGTATATAATAAATGGCAGTAAGAATAGACATTCCTGGAATCGGTGAAGTTGAAGCCCAAAATGCGGCTTCAGAAGCAACTTTACGACAGATACTTAAATCACTAGGTGGTAGAGCTGGAGCAATAAGCGGTCAGGCCGGCGGTGGCGGTGGTGGCGGAATTGATACTAAAAAAGGACAAGAAGGCGTTGACAAACTAGGAAAGACATCTGGAAAGGCATCAAGTAATGTTGCCAAATTAGGTAGTGCCGCGGCTTCTGTAGCTGGAGGACTTATTAATGGTCTAACAGCGGCTATTGGTGGAGCAGTTGGTGCAGTTACCGGAATGGCTACAGGATTGCTTCAAGGTAAAACTAGTATACATGAATTTACTAAAAACGTTCCTATTTTAAATGTTTTCACTGGTATAATAGAAAATCAAATGTCTATGTTCAAAGAACTGTCGTCAGTTGGCGCAGGCTTTGGTAATAATATGTTTGAAATTACACAAGTTGCAGGAGAATCAGGATTATCTATGCAAACACTTGCTAAAACTATTGCAAGTAATTCTGAAGGATTAAGACTGTTTGGCAATAGTGTACAAGATGGTACACGTAGATTTGGTAGGCTTTCGAAAGAATTGCGTACAGGTGATATGGGTAGACAACTATTAGGAATGGGTGTGACTACTGAAGAATTAAATGAAAACCTAGTCAGCTACAATCAACTGTTGGTATCTACAGGTAAAGCTAGATTTATGACTGACAAGCAAATAGCGGCAGGAACAGCGGCCTATTCATTGGAACTTGATAAGGTTGCAAAATTAACAGGTAAAAGTCGTAAACAAGTTGAAGACGAAATGCGAGCTGATCTAACGAATATACGTCAGCAAGTAGCAATGCAAGACATGACTAATGATCAAATGTTACGATTTAAAGCTAATTTAAAGATAGCGGGCGATGCTTCACCTGAGTTTAAAGCGGCAATGGTAGATATGGCAGACGGCCTTGAAAACGATCCATTAACACGACAGTTTGCGGCAAGCAGTAAAACATTTCGAAAATTTGCTGGTGATATCGAAAATATGTCGACGGAAGAGGCAACTCTCATGTTTAAAGAGGTTGAAAAAGAATTAGGTGGTTTAGCACAAAACTTAAAAGGTGGTGGTATCGATGCCGCAATAGCGTCCGGAAGCATAGTTGGACAGGCATTATTGGTAAAAGGTCAATTAGCAATGCTTGGTGAAGCGGCGGTAGGTACAGTTGGCACACAACAATCAGAAACTGACAAACTAACAACGGCTGTTGGAAATAGTGTTACTACACTAGAACAGCTATCTGGAGCATCACAGGCACTAGTTACAAGTACAACGGCATTTAAAGAAGCGGCAGATTCAATAGCAGATTTAATTCCAGATTACAATACAGCAGTAGATTTATTTGAAGCTAACAAAGGCACTATTGAAAATGCAATGAATGACGCTTGGAATTGGATGAAAACTGACGGGAAAAAGATTATGCAGAAGGTTGGCGATCAATTTACACTAATGTGGCCAAAACTGGTAGAGTTTGCAAAATACTTAGTAGATGATATTTTACCTAAGGTGAAAAAATTTGCATTAGACTTTATGGAAGATCCTTCTTCAATGCTTGGTGATATAAGTCAGACGGTAAAAAATTGGGGTATTGCGGCAGTAGCGTCACTAGGAATTGCTATTACAGCGGCACTGGGTGGTGGCCCTGCAGTTGCGGCAATAACGCTGGCTATTGGTGGCATGGCTAAAACTGTTGGCCTGGCAATAGTAAGCATGGCTGGCACAGCATTAACAGCTTCAGCAGGCGCTTTAGCCGGAGCACTCGGTACAGCGTTAACAGCAGTCGGTGGAGCACTATTATCAATACCAGCACTGATCGGTGCGGCAATATTAACTGCAATTGGCGGGGCATTTTTAGCAATTGACTTTGCGTTCTTTGATGGTTCGATGACTGAGATGCTTAAAGAAAAAATTAGTGGGCTGTGGACTAAAATAAAAGATGCAGTCGGAGGACTAATTAGTGGGCTAAATCCTTTCAATTGGTTCGGCGGCGACGATAATGAGCCAGCAACAGAACAAAAGAAAAAGAAAGATAGTGGAAGTTGGTGGAATCCGTTCGATAACGGCAGTGAACCAGAAATGGAAGAGCAATCTTCTGTTACACCTATTAAACCTAAAGAACCTCCAGGAACAACAGCCACTAATCAGGGTGCTACTGAGCTTGCGATGTTAAATACTAATATGGTACAGCTTATTGAATTAACAAAAAAGAATACTACAGCCGTTAAAGCACTAAATGGCAACATAATGGCTGGATAAGGAACACAGTATGAGTTGGAAAAGATATTTTACACCAGTAGAAGGACAAGCAGGAACAAGCAGTCCTCTAAGTTTAGGACAAGGTACACAACCCGGACCTGCACGTTCAAACTATTCAAGTTTTCTTCCTGATGTATACACAGGCGCTCCTAATAGAGTAGAGCGTTACGGACAATATAATACAATGGATAATGACAGTGAGGTAAATGCCGCACTTGATATCCTTGCTGAGTTTTGTTCGCAACAAAATCCTATTAACAAAACAAGTTTTAGTATCGACTTTAAAAAGATGGCTACTAATTCAGAAATTAAAGTTCTTGAACAATACTTACAACAATGGACTAAACTCAATAACTTTGGCACACGCATGTTTAAAATTGTGCGTAACGTTTTTAAATACGGAGATGCTTTTTTTATTAGAGATCCAGAAACTACTAAATGGCATCATGTTGATCCAGCAAAAGTTGGTAGTATTATTGTTAATGAATCAGAAGGTAAAAAACCAGAACAGTATATTGTTAAAGACCTTAATTTAAATTTCGTAGATAACGTAGCAACTACACCTTATACAACAAACGGTAATGCAACAGGCGGTGGCGATGGTTACTTAACTGGTGGTGTTCGAGGTATGGTTGGTAACACACAAACATCTGGTGCAAGTGCAGGACGCTTCGGCCATGATAAAATGAAAGAACATGCTATTGATGCAAAACATATGGTACATATGAGTTTAAGCGAAGGCCTAGACAACAATGCACCTTTTGGTAATTCATTATTAGAAGGCATATTTAAAGTATACAAACAAAAAGAATTACTTGAAGATGCTATTATTATTTACAGAACACAAAGAGCTCCAGAGCGTAGAGTATTTTATGTTGACGTTGGTAACATGCCAAGTCACTTAGCTATGCAATTTGTTGAGCGAGTGAAAACAGAAATACACCAAAGACGTATTCCTAGTAAAACAGGCGGAGGCACAAGTGTTATTGACAGTGCTTACAATCCTTTGTCAACTAACGAAGATTATTTCTTTCCGCAAACAGCAGAAGGACGTGGATCTAAAGTTGAAACATTACCAGGTGGTACTAACTTAGGTGAGATTGATGACTTAAAATACTTTACAAATAAACTAGTAAGAGGTTTGCGTATTCCAAGTTCATACTTACCAGCCGCGGCCCAAGATGAAGGTCAAAGTTCATTTAATGACGGTAGAGTGGGTACTGCATACATACAAGAACTACGCTTTAACAAGTATTGCGAACGTTTACAGAACCTTATAGCTGAAGTATTCAATCAAGAATTTAAACGTTACCTATTAGAAAAAGGTGTTAATGTTGACGTTGCAATGTTTGACTTACTATTTCAACCACCACAAAACTTTGCAAGTTACAGACAAAGCGAATTAGATAACCAACGTATTGGTACGTTTGCACAAATTCAAACAATTCCATTTATTAGTAATAGATATGCAATGAAACGTTTCTTAGGAATGAGCGATTCAGAGATTGCAGATAACGAACGCTATTGGAAAGAAGAAAATGATGAAACATTATCAACAGCACCAACTGATGCAAGTGCAGAAATGCGTGGAGCAGGTATTAGTGGAGCAGGTATTGAAGCAGACATGGGAGCAGAAGCTGATGTTGCACCAGAAGGTGAAGAAGGTGTAGCAACTGGAGAAACAGGCGGACCAGAATCAGTAACAACACCAGACGCAGGAGGAGATGCTGGCGCAGAAACGCCTCCGGCATAAATACTAACATGATACTAAGAGAATTATTTTATTTTGATAAAGAAACTATTGATCCTATTGAGGATAAAAGTTACGATGCTACAGATGATAAGAGCATTGTTAATCGCGATGACACACGTAAGACACGTTTAACATTACGTCAAATAAACAAAGCTCGCAAAGCATCAGAGCTACACCAAGAAGAAAAGCAAAAAGAATTAGGATTCATCCGTCAGATGTACGGTATCCAAGCACAACCTCAAGTATAGGATGTCTACTAATGACTGTAGCGTTTGTTATAGGTAATGGCGAGAGCCGCAAAGACATAGACCTATATCCACTTAAAAATTACGGTAAAGTATATGCATGTAATGCAATGTTCAGGCATTTTGAACCGCATTACCTAGTTGCTGTTGACGTAAAAATGATACTTGAAATTAATCAAAGCAAATGGCAAATGGAACACGAAGTTTGGACAAACCCAAACAAACAGTTTCATGCCTTTCAAGGATTTAATTATTTTCAACCTAGCAAAGGGTGGAGTAGTGGTCCTACAGCATTATGGCTAGCAAGTACACACCCACACGATACAATTTATATGCTAGGTATGGATTTTCATGGATCAATGGACACACAAGGCAACCGTAGTAAGGTAAATAACTTGTACGCAGGAACACATAACTATAAAAGACAAGGCGAAGCCGCAACATACTTCGGCAACTGGGAAAGGCAAACAGCATCAACGTGTGATGCACATCAAGGTAAAAGATACATTAGAATTGTAGCAGATGATGATGATTTTATACCTAAACAATTAAAGAAATGTACGAATTTATCTCACATAACAGTGAGTGAGTTTAAAAGATACTATGATTTTTAAACGGTTTGCGACTAAACGATTCGTTTTGACGCCGTTTTCCGTACATTTATTAAACATAGTGTAAATAATACTAGACAGCCTTACATATTAATTAAACATATAGGAGAAAACAATGGCAGACAATAAATTAGAGCAAATGCTCGAAAAACTTGTCAATAACGATCGTGCTGGAGCAGATGAACTGTTTCACGAATTTGTTATTGAAAAGTCACGTGGTATCTATGAAAAGATGCTAGAATCAGATTTAGAAGATCTTGACGAAGTTAAAGACGAAGAAGTAGATGAATCATCAGATGATGAGGAAACTAACGAAGCTTCAGATGAAGAAGTAGATGAGTCTTCAGACGACGAAGAGACTAACGAAGCTACTGACGAAGAAGTAGATGAAGCATCAGACGAAGAGGTAGATGAAGCATCAGTCGAAGAAGTAGACGAAAATTTCGGAGAAATTACACTAGAGGCTGACCCAATGGGCG